AATGTAACCTCTTCTTCGTAAATAGTATAATAATCTAGGTTTGTTGTTTTCTGCAAGTAGTGGCATCCCATAAAACACTAATGACATTAGTACATCTTCAAAAAACATATCGGCTGTTTGTGGTCTAGCTATATATTCTAAAAAGAAAGTATTTGCTGGTGCGTCCTCCATTGAAAACTTGGTTAAACCATGCAAAGCTCCTTTTGATCCTTTATTATCTACTGTTCCAGATATATCGTATGAGTCACAACCAAATGCACCCATGTGTTCATTGCCTGGGTATTTTATACCGTTTTTAATTACAACATTATTCTGTATATTTGCATTAGGAATCCAGCTTATTTTAAATCTACCACTAGGATCGGGATTAAAAGTAACCCTTGTATCTTTAACTCCATTTAACCATTGAAAGTTTCCTGTTGTTAAAACAGAAGAGTTTCTATTACCTTCATTGTAGTCTATTTGCTCGTATATTTTTATTAAGTTGAATATACTATTTTTAGTCTCATCTCTAAATGCATGTTCTTCAGTTCTTGGAAACTGACGATAAAATTCATTTAAAGCATCTTGATCATCACGTAAACCATCAGCTTCATTTTCCCAGTGATCTATTACACCTTGATCTATTTCTATTCCTTGTGGATCAAGTGGGGGTTGTTCAGGATTATTAAACACGGGTCTTCCATATACATCAATGAATCCTTCGTAATTCCATTCCATAGGAATAAACAAAGAATATAATCCAGACTTGGTTTGTCCATTTCTATTTCTTTTAGTAACGTTTGAATCATTGTATAGATTTTTAAAATTATCACCTCCTTTATCTAACGCGTTTGATGTTGAACCCATCATACATTTACCAACAACTCTACTACCTAAACGTAAACAAGTTTTTGTAACTCTCCAGTTATTTTTTATATTATCAGGTCTTTCCCACTTACCACTTTCATCGTGAACTAATAAGGCTAACTTTTCACCATCATAACTATTATCACCTGTATTTTTCCAATCTATAGTTGTATCAAGTCCTTGTACATCATCCATCTCTTCACGTTCACGTATTTTTTTACGTGTAAACTTTTTGGCTGGCACTCTATAGGCTAGTTCAGATTTAGGTCTATCCATACCATCTTGTATAGGTTTAAAAAAGAAAGGATAGTTCAAGCTTATAGGCACTACTTTATCTGTGAACATCTTTTTTGCATCAGCACCGGTTTTAGATAATATCCCAAATCTACTATCACTCGCTAAAGTTGCTAAATTAACTGTTTCAGCTGAACTCATGAAAGAAAAGCCCGATCGTCTATTTTTTAAATAACACATACCATAACACCTAGTATCTGCTTTACAAGCTTCCCAAAATATATAAAACAATCTATTTGCCTCTCTATAATCAGGAGCACCAACATCTATTTTACTCCACTGTAAATACATATAGTGCGTGCCTGTTATGTAAGTTGGTTCACCATAATTCATAAACCAAAATCCTTCTTCTCTTCTTTTAAACTCTTCATCTATATAACCGTAATGTTCTTCTTTAAAATCAAGAGAATAATCTTGCCAGTCAAATACTGTTTTTATTTTTTTAAACTCAGGTTTAACTGAAAACTGTTTCCACTTTTGTTCCTCCTTGTTTTTACTATAAGAATAAACTTCTTTTGGTTGCTTGGGTAAAGCTATTTTTAAACCTTGTATCTCTACAATATCACCTATCATACCGGTTTTAGATATTACAACAATATCATTTTCTTTATTATAGCCATATTTCCACTTTTTAGATTTATTTAATCTTTTTAAAGTAGTAAGCTTTACTGGTTTTACTATTTTATATAACGTTTGTTCGTATTTCATTTTGATCTACCTTCTGCAAAACCTTTGAATGTAGTTTCTTTTTTTTCTTCAACTTTACCTTCTAGTATATTTTCTTCTTCGTTTATACGGTTAAGTATTTCAAAAGCATCGAATATAGCTAGTTTTTTTGTGGCAGCCGCGTTCTTTAATCTATCAGCTGATATATCATCGTCTGAATCTACTATAGGTTCTTTAGCAACCTTAATAAGCTCTTCAACTGCTTTTTGCCCAGCTTGGATTATATTCTTTTTGGTTTTTTTGATATCCATATTTAATTTCAATAAAATTATTTATAACTCTCCAAAGCTTCTGACCTTCTATAGCGTACTCCATTCGCATATTAGGACCAAAACCTACAACTTCATTTTCTTTAAATGTTCCATCACTATACTTAACTACACCTATAAAGTTTTTTTCTTTTTCTAAACTATAGCTATCTTCATCTATAATAGATTTAACAAAAGTGTAACCAGGTGTTGATATCCATTTATCTTTTTTATATAAAAATATTTGATCACTTGAAACTATATATTTATTATCCTCAAAATAACATCTACTATTTTTTTCTCTACCTTTTATGTCATACCATCTTCTAAATACATTATGATGTACTATTACTTCATCACCCACTTTAATAGGTGATTGAAATAATAGTGGAGTAGCGACTACTTTTGCTAATCTATTTGTATATTGATGATTAGATATTTCAGTGTTTAATATTAGTTCTTTTTCATCAATCTTCTTAACGTTGTTATAACGTGATCCAATAGGAGTAATAACATAATCTTTATAAGCTTTCATTAGTATTCTAGATTATACTCAACTGATATAGCCATGTTTTTATTAAAATCTTTCCAAGGTATAACATTATTATCTTTTGTTATATATATACTATATTTATCTTCCTCTTCTAGTATATCACATATAGTATGACCTCCATACACTTCTTGATTAACAGAATAATGCATGGAGTCATTTTTATAATCTTTACCTATAGTAATTTTTCTTATAATATTACTTTTCATCCTTAGGCCAATTAATAGTTCCATCAGCAATATTAACATCATGATTACCATACTCTTTATTTAAAGTATCTTGCATTAATGTTACTTTGTTTTGCATTACAGCTAGATCGTGTAGCGTAGCGTGTTTATCAGCTTCTATTCTACCTATCTTAAAGTGAGCACCATTAATACCATTAACTAAATCTTGAAGTTCTTTTAAGTGCTCTTCAGATATCTTGTCTGCTTTAGTTTTAAGTTCTACAACTTTTTCTTTTTTTGCCATTATATTTAATTTAATTATTTATTATTTTGTTGTTCGTTTTTCTTAGATGATCCACCAAAGAAAAAATCAACAACCGTATTAACCTTAGCACTCATCGCGCCAAATATTGTGGAGATGAAACTTATTTCAAACTCTCCAAGATCTAAATCACCCATCACAAACACCCTAAACATCATGAAGCTTAATCCAAAGTACGCAGCCGTAAATAACGTTGCAAGTACTTTTTGAATAAATGCGTCGTCCTTGTACATATCTCTAGCGCTCTTTCTGTCTTCGACTTCTTTTGCGAAGGCTTCCTTTTCAGCTTCGAGTAGTAAGCTTTTGAGCGCAAGCTTCGCTTCATCTCTTTCTTTGTCTGTTGTAATAACTTTGTCAAGTATTCCTTCTGCATTGTTAACTACTTTACTAAATAAACCTCCTATTATATTTCCTATCATATTACCTATCTTTATCTTTTATCATATCATCTATAGCTTTATTAAATACTTTATCTGTATATGACTTATTATTATAAAATACATTTTTAATTGTTGTAGGTATATCTTCCTCTCCAAGCAGGATTCTATATATCCTACTTATAAGATGATTACACCTAAATGAAGTTTTGTAAATAGAATACTTTATAGTGGTTCTATTTCTATGTCTCCAAACATCTATCCAGCCCTCAGCTCTCAATCTATCCCACCTTTTTTTATCCCAAGAATATATATAAACTCCGTCCATAAACTCTTTTCTTGTGAATCTTTTTGTGCAGTGTAGAAATATTAAAAGCTCAAGATCTGCGTCTTTTAAGTTATTTTGTTTACAAGCCCACTTTCTTACTAACCTATAATATTTAAGTAAGTTAATTTCTTGTAAATCACTAGGTGATATTCTCATTCAACTAAAACTATATCACTTCCTTTTATAACCTTGTGAATTGTTTCGTTATAGGATATATCATGCCCAGCGTGTTTATCATAGAAAATAATATCGTTTTCTTTTATTATTTCAACTAAATTACCAACTGAAACTACTTTGCCTTTCTTGTATCTATTGTCGGTATCTGTATCATCAGTTAATATTAGTCCGCTAACCTTCTTAGGGCCTTCTTTTATTTTTTCTACTACAACGTAGTGATTTATTGCTTTCATATTATATAAACATTAAAAATACAACTCTATCACCAGTGTGTGGTGTTACCATGTGCCACTCATTTGAAGTGTGAGCAACTAAGTCGTATAGTTTTCTATTTGATTTAATTTTATTAGTTTCTTTATCATCATCAGCATAATAAGTTTCTCCACCACTATCACCATCTTTTAATAATATGCTAATTCCAACTTGACACCACGGCATGTGATTACTAGTGCCGGTGTCTTTATGCCAACCGTGACCAGCTTGCCTTTGTTCTACTACATAGTAAGAGCTTCCACTAACTGTAAATTCAAAATCTTCTTTCAATTTATTTAAAACTTTTTTTACAAATTGAGTTTCATTACTTTTTATTTTAATTCTAGAAGATTTATTTTTTATAACATCTTCAGCCTCTTGTTTGTTTGTAAAGTTTTTATATATTTTTCTCATCTACTCTTACGTTAGATATTACACAATCTGCTGACATAACAGTTAAAGCTACACTCACAGCATTTTTAAGCGCAGACTTGGTTACTAATACTGGATCAATAATACCTTCATCTATCATTTTAACGAAGTCACCCGTTATCACATTACAGCCATAACCCTCTTTCATGTTAGTATTAAGTTTCATACCTGCATTATCCATTATAGTTTCAAATGGTGAAGATAAAGCATTTAACAATACCTTACCAGCATCGCTGGTCGAAATTTTTTGAGCAGCATTTAATAATGCTATACCACCACCTGGTACTATACCTTCTTGCAATGCGGCCTTAGTAGCATATATAGCATCTTCTATTCTATCTTTCTTTTCTTTTAACTCTACTTTTGAATTAGCACCTACACGTATTATACCTACACTACCAGATAACAACGTTAATCTACTCTCTAGTTGCCTTTTTAACATAGTGTTTTCTTCATTAGCTAACTGCTTGCTTATTTCGTCTATTCTATTTTCTAATCTTTCAGTCATACCGTCTAATGTTAAAACAGTCGAGTTATCATCTGTAACAGAAAACTCAACTTCACCTAAGTGATCTGGTTGCATTAAATCTAAATCATCTCCTAATTCTTCATTCATTAACTTAGCTCCAACAGTTATTGATAAATCTTCTATTATATTTTTTTTATTTGATCCAAAGCCTGGTAAATCAATAATGTTTATTTTTATATTACCTTTAACCTTATTCATCAACAAAGCTGATTTAACCTGTTGAGCAACTGGAGCTACAATAAGCAAAGCTCTATTGTTTTTAATAACGTATTCTAATATACTTTGTATTTTACGTACATTAGGTATCTCTGATTGACAAACTAAAACAAGTGGCCTATCTAGCTCACATGTTTGTTTATCTTTATTAGTAACGAAATGGGGAGATGTTATTCCGCATTTTAATTTTAATCCATCTACTATTTCAACATAAGTACTTTCAGTTTGTCCTTCTTCCATTAGAACAACACCGTGCTTTCCAACTTGTTCATAAGCTTCTGATATAATAGCACCTAAATTCCGATCGTTGTTACAAGATATCGCACTAACAGACTTTAACATATCACCTTCAACATCTATAGATATATTGTCTAAATAACTAATAACACTATCTAGTGTTTCGTTTACTCCATCTTTAATTTCTCTGATTGTAAGACCATCCGCGACCGCAGTGTCTATTTGTTTGATTAGTGCTTCAGCTAGAACTGTAGCTGTGGTTGTACCATCACCTGCATCACGTACTGTGTTTCTAGCAGCTTCTTTTATTAGAGTAGCACCCATATTTTCTACCGGATCACGTAAGACTACGCTTTCTGCAACGGTTACACCATCTTTAGTTATGACCGGCTTGCCTCGCGCGTCTTCGTAGATAACGCATTTACCTGACGCTCCTAATGTAGATTTAACGGCTTGGGCAAGTTTATTTACTCCTTTAATTACTCTATCCTTGGCTTCACCTCCAAAGTCGAGGTTCTTCACCAATTCACTTGGTAAGTTGTATTCCATAATATATTATATTTTATTAAATTAAATTTTTGTAGATTTAAAGTTCTACTTCTTTACAAAATTAGTTCCATCCCACTTATATCCCCTTTTAGTCATTTTTTGGTGCATACCACCTGGCTCCCAAAACTCATCCGATCCAGGGTCAGACGGTTTGTATTTTTTTTCTTTTGGTTTTTCTTCTTTTTTCATAGGTGATATACCAAAGTTTCTTTTCATTGGATCGCCTTTCATTTTAAATGCCATATTATTTATTTTTAATTTATTTGTTTTTAGGCAAGTTTAACATATCTTGCAGTAGTTTAGCTTCAGGATCATTTGGATCCATCTTGCTTAACTGTTCTTTTATTTTCTTTTTTTGCATCTCGTTGAGAGGCTTAGCTTTGTTCTTGTTGTATTCTAGAACATCAGCTCTATGTTTCTTTTTTTGCTCTTCTGTCATAGAAACAGAATCATCATCAACAGGTTTTTTATCTTCACCTTTTATCATATTGAAAGGTACAAATCCTTTTAACTTAAATCCCATGGTTAGTCGAATGATGGTAGTTGGTTAGATAAATTTCTATGTTTATCCATTAAACTTTTATATCTATTAGAATCTTTATCAGTAATACTTTTTAACTGAGTCTCTATAGTTTTCATTTGTTTCATAATAGCTCTCTCTTCAGCATTAGCTTCTTCCATTTGAGTGCTTTTTTTAGGTACTTTGGGTACGGCTTTGTCAGTTTTTTTAGTAAAAGCTGAAAACCCACTCATTGTAAAACCTTTTTTCTTCTCCATGTGTTATTTATTTTCTGCGTTAATAGCTTCTTGTTCCCACGGGTGGTCAGGATGGCCGTCGGGTAATCTACCAGCCGGGCCATCTATCATCCCATTTTTTCTAAAATATATTTTACCTTCCCACATCAACCAGTTATCACCGTAATTAGCTCTACCATCTTTCATTTGCTCGATGTGTTTCTCTTCGTGATTAATAGCTCTACGCTCTAATGCACTACCAGGTTTAACATTTTCATTTATAGCTATGGTTCCATCGTTTCTAGCCTCTGCAACTGTATCATCATCTAGCTTTTCTCTAAAAAGCTTAGTGTTTGATGGCGTTCTTGTCTTTCTATTTTCAGATCCTAGCTTAAATCCCATATTATTCGAAGGTTTTGACCACTTTTGGGCCCTTAATGTACTCTAATTTCTTCTCAAAGTGCTCAACACTACCGTTTATTGCAGCTTCTGCGCCCTCTAAGGTCTCTCTTCTTGTTATATCTACCCAAGATTCGTTATTATCGGGCTTATTTACCTCTGTTTGGTAGTACCCGTTGGGTAATTGTGTAATTCTCCAGTTCTTTTTGTCAGCCAAGTGTCTCCACTCGTCTAATTGTTTCTCTGAAATTTTAGGTTCTGTAGTATATGTACTACTTTTATAGTATATGTATGTCATGTTTTTC